TTTTCCCTTCCTTGCTCATTCGAGCCAGGCCCTCAATAAAGGCTATAATGGCCATCGCTGCATCTTCTTTAAATGCCTTCTTAAAATCCTTGACCGACATCCCTGCTACCTGTGCAAATAGCTTAAGCTCTTCACTTCCGGTTGCCACAGCCGTGGCCATGTCTATCATCACTTTTGAAAAAGCCGAGCCGCCCGCCTCGGCTGCAATACCTACCGAGGACAGTGCTGCTGCAAAAGACATTATTTGCGCTTCGGTTAAGCCCACTTGGTGGCCTGCACCTGCCAGCCTCATGGCCATCTCTACAATTTCCGCTTCAGTTGTGGCCAAGTTGTTGCCCAGTTCCACTATTGTGGACCCTAACNTATCAAAATTTTTCTGCGACATCTGTGTGATGTTTGCAAATCTGGCCAGCGCTGTTGCTGCCTGCTCTGCCGACAGGTTTGTGGACACACCCAGGTTGATCATGGTTTCAGCGAAGGACAGGATGTTCTCGGTCTGGATACCCAGCTGACCGGCCGCCTCGGCAACAGCCGCAATATCTTTGGCCGCCGCAGGCATCCGCTTCGCCATATTCCGGATACCCTTATTCAGCTCGGCCAGCTGTTCTTCTGTGGCATCGACCGTTTTCCGGACCCCCGCAAAGGCCGATTCAAATTCCATTGCGGCCTTGAACGACAACCCGCCTATAGCAGCCAGCGGTGCCGTGATGGTGGCAGTCATAAAATCGCCGATTTTGGAGATGTTGTCGCCGACGTTCTTTATTTTTTCCCCGGCATTTTCCAGCTGCTTTGACATTTTCTCGAAAGCGCTGGACATATTGTTTTGGATCTTTTTCCCCAGCCGTACAGCGGCCTGCTCGATCTCCTTTTCAGCCGTTGCCAGTTTTACCGACAGCTCGGTGAGGTCATTCTGCAGGTCAGCGAGCTTAAGCCGTACCTCCGCATATATGGACCCGAGATTTTCAGCCAAATGACCTCACCTCCTTCCCTCTTTTGGTTTCTTCATGAGGGGCATTCCTAACAGGATCCGTGCGTCCTCCACTTCTGTTACCGGTTTCTTGCCTTCCTCCAGATAATGGAGCAAAAGCGCAGCTGCCGAATCGAACATATATGCGGTCAGCCCCGATATTCCGGACAAAAAAGAAGACGGCCTGACGCCAAACGTCCTGGCCGTGATTACCAGATCTGCGAAAGCGTCGATATTACGCACGAAACGGTGCCAATTGCTTAGCCTCGCCCATCACGTGGTTAAAAATAGCCAGCTTCTGATTAAGCGTGAGCGGCAAAATATTTTGTACTTCCTCGTAGGACGGCTCTATCAGCGCTTCGGCTACTATGGTATCGAGCAGCGGAATGATCTTGTTGAGATTGACGTCGATTTTGTCGGCATCGAGCTTTGCAGCCCCCTCAAAGGCCTTGGCCACTTCAACCTTCAACGTATTAGGCAGCACACCGGCAGTCAAGAGCTTGCCGGTCACGTCAACGGGTTTCACCCTTACATAAATGGTGCCCTTGTCGTCCCAGTCCGGGATTGGGATAACCGTTCCCTTGGCCCTTTCTTTGATTTCCTCAAGCGTTATAACCTTCTCATCCATGCACCGTCACCCCTTATTGCAGTTCAGCCGGCAACGTATCCACAAANTCGACCTTCCACGGCCCGCCGCCNTTGGCNGGATTCTGCCTTGCCTTTATCTCAAACTCCGGAGTGCCCCATTCCTGGTCGCTATGAGAAATGCCAGGTGCCCTGCCTATGCAATACGGGAACGTATATTTGATAAACCCATCGACAGCTCCGCTTTCGTCATAGTTGGCTACATAAACTTCCAGAGCGAATGGCCGTAGTTCGGTTTGCTGCTCTATCGTCGGAGCTTCCCAGCCGACGATTTCCTCACCGTTGTCGGTTGTGGTGGTGATAAGCGTTCCACCAGCGATATAGTGTACCGCCGCTATATCGAACCTGGCATCGGTAACCGTAAGGTTCACGCCCACCGTAGTGTCCGGCTCCTCGCCTCGCAGCAGCGGCCTGTCGCCACCNCGCAGTTCAAAGCTCTCGCCTTCCAGGACCTCCATTTCAAGCTCGATGGCCTGCGGAGTCCTTATCGGATGCCTTTCCTCCGGTGTTTTATCGCTCCCGTCGGGATTCAACGGGATTAAGACAAGGCCCCTTACACCCCTTAAATATCCTTTCTTGACTTGAGTCGCAGCCATAAATTAAGACCTCCTTTCACGTAATATCGCTGTTCTAAAACGCAATAAACGCCCGATCAGGTTTCGGTCTTCCTCGATTATATCGTTTGTGGACGGATTCCACTCGATATAATACGTTTTGCCGTCTTCCTGGTCCGTAACATAGGCCCCGTGTAAAGCATTGATGACCTTGTCGCATATACGGTCCACGGTTAAAAAGGACCCGCCTATATCGTCGTAAACGAAAACTTCGATTTGTGCGGTACCACCGAAGCTGACAGCCCCGGATTCAATGACCTCACCCATTCGCACGGCCAAATAAGGCCTTTTCACTTGTTTGGGTGCCAGGTAGGCTTGATAAACCCTTCCGCCCACCTCGCTCACGTTTTCCTTTAAAAAATTGACTACCGCCCTTCTTAACATAGGCATCACTCTTTCCACAGATCCCGAAAGCTCTTTAAGACGTCCCTGGCGTATTTCCTAGCCGTCGGCTCCAGGATTGCGTATTTTCGCTCGTGCGCCAATTCAAGATAAACCCCGTAGTCCACCGAATGCTTCAGCCGGATAACGATATCCTCGCCGTCGGTTTCTACCCTGCCGGCTAGCCCGGCACGAGCATTCCCCGTGCGGTCCTGCCACGGTGCATGCGTTTTCATATACGCCTCCATCCGTGCTGCCCAGTTTGCGGCAAGAGCGAGGCTGGCCACGATTTTCCGGTCCACCCACTTCTCTGCGTTCTTTGCCACCTTTTTAGCCCCGGCCATTACGACACCTCCTCCGCCTCACACTGGACGGCATACACCTCGCCCCGGTACCAACGTTTGATGACCCGTGTAATTTCCAGCTCGGTGTCCTCGTATGCCAGCCGGTCTTTGCGCCGTATATCCGCATCGTATGGAGCAAAGATCAGCCATTGCCGCTTGAAGACCTCACCGGCCTCCACGTGCCGTGCACTTGCGGTGCTTTGAGGTACTATGCGGACCCTTACCGGCCCTATTTCTTCCGGGTCCCGCTCGATATATCCACCAGCGCCGTCTTCTTCTCGTACTGGCCGTTTGAGCGTTATTTCAACCGGTGATTCGTCAATAAGCCGTAAATGAGCCTGCCTTAACGCATTAATCACCACCGGCACTTCACCTCTTTAAGGCCGCCCACTTCCGGTGGTTCGATACTAAACAGCTTTGAGCCGTACTTCCTGGTTTTCTTCCAGTAGTAGGCAGCCATCTTCTCGCAATGGTCCCGATAATCGGCCAACGATACGAATTTTATGCTTTCATCACCGGCCCTGGTCTCCTCTACACCGCCCCTTTCACTAAAGGCCCTGGCCGCTTTTAGTTCCCACAGCTGCGCTGCCGCTTCCTCCAGGCTGCTCGCTTCGGCCAGCACCTGCGTCAAGAAATCGTCGGTAAAACGAGTATCCTTATCCGTTTTTCCCTCGGGTATAACCTCGTCAATCATGGCCCGAAGCATAGCAATAAGGGAATCGGTCACGTTCATTTCCCACCACCGCCCTTCTTCTTCGTGGTGGCTTTCTTTTCTTTGTCCTTCGGCCTTGCGGCCTCGGGTTGCTGCGACGGCTTAAAAAACTCGCAATTTCGCTCCTGCTCTATAGAAGCCGACGTCCAACGCCTAAAAGGTAAAGAAGGATGGCACCGGTGAGCCGGAAGCATGGACGGATCCGCTCCCGGTGCCCACGGGTACCANNTGCAGTNCTTGCACTTCATGTCTCTCACCGCTCTTACGGTAAGGTTATCTCNTGCACGGCGTTTTCCGGAGCTGCCACAACGCCTCTCCTTGCTCTTCCCACGATGGCGCCCTCGACCAGCCGCTTGAGATCAGCACCCGCAGCGTCGACAATCAAGTCGTGCTTGACGAGCTCGACAAAATACTTCTGCGGGTCAATAAGATATGCCTTGTTAGGATCCACGCCCGGATATTCATAGACCTTCTCGCCGACCTGGACCCGATACCCGTCATAGAACACCAGCGAGCTGATCTGGGATATTGGATTGTAGATGGTGCCGTTGATTTGCATGCGCTGGAGCGCTTCCTCGATATCCCACTGCCTGGACGGATGAGCGAGTAGGACGGTCGGCTTCCTGGCCATACGGGTTTCGGTATTGCGGTCTTTAGCGGCATCGATAAGGCCCTGCTTGATGGTATTGCGCAGCTTTTCGATATATGTTGTCCCCTCGGTGGACGCAGCCGTCTTGTTCTTGGCGGGATAATTGTAAGAGATAATCGGATACAGGTGTATGTGATTCAGTAGTGCGTTGTATGCTTCGCCCATCGCCCTGGAGAGTTCCGTCATGCTCCAGTCCTCACTGTACATGACCGTATCCTCTGTCCATTCAAAACCGGCCGCATAGGTTACGATGGGTACCGTGGAAGACGGACCAACATACATATCACCCATCTTGACTTCCTCAAGCTCCATATGCTCGAGGAACACCACCCTTGCACCTATAAACGGCCTTATGTCCACATGCCTGGTGAAGTTCCTGTTCTCGACAGTCCTGTATATAGGCTTGTAGAGCAGCGGTACCTGCTCCCTGCCGAGTTCCAGATCAAGGACGGTCTTCTGAACGACCGCTGCCAGGCCACTAGCTGTAGTTATCATCTCACCGATAGGGCGGTCAAGCTCCAGGACCTCCATTTCTCCGTTGATTATCTTTTTGGTCACAAAATTCTCCCTGCCATCCGGCCCAATATAGGGAACCTTTTCCTCGACAGTTTGTTTTCTTCTTTCCTCTTTAAGCATTTCTACGCTGTAAACTTTGTAGCTCATCACTCACCCCTCCTTTAAACTTGTGGTCCTAAAATGAACCAGATGACGCCGTTAGCGTCTTTTTCCTGCGTTACTATGCCGACCAGCCTAAAAGAAGTACCTGCACCATCATCGGCTGCGGTCGTTAACAGCTTATTGCCCGGGTCGTAATACAATTTATTGCCTACGTTGTAAGTTAGAGTGGCATCTATTTGGCTGGTTTCATATTCGGCCTGTTCTATGAGTAAAACCACCTGTTCGCCCTCCTGAGCGTTATCCACAGCCATCCCGAAAATCCCCGAAATCTCATAAAATTTTCCGGCTTCCACCGATCCAAAACCACTTGGTACGGTGACTTTAACACTTCTGCCTTTGCTTATCTGCCTTGCCATTCTTTACCCCTCCTTTTTAGATTCTCACTTTTCTGGTTACAAGGCCGGGCTGCATATCTCTGGCCAGCCTTGTCTGCAGGTACGGCTCATTATAAAAGGCCTTAAGGACCCGCTTGACAACGTCGTCATGCTCCATGAGTTCACCGACTGCCTTCTTGATGTCTTCCTCGGAAGCTCCAACCTCGACTTTGCCCTCAAGGAAACGTCTAATAACTTTTCTGGCCTCCTCGCCTTCCTGGACCATTTCACCAATTACCTTATCAACTCTTTGCTCGTGTTCTAGCTTTACGTATTTGTCAGCTACTTCTTTGAGCTTCTTGACTTCGTCGATGACTTTGTCTGCTTCCACGTTGAGTACCTGGGCTATTTCGCCGACTATCTTCTTCATGCTGTCATAGTCGGTAAGCCCTATGGCTTCCAGCACTTCAGCCGTGCTTATCCCTATCTCTCCGACTATCTTCTTTACAGTGATGCTGCCATCCATGATGGCCTGTTTAATAAGCTCCAGCGCTTCTTTTATGCTCATCCTATCATCCCCTCCTTTTGTGATAATTGTGTCCATCTCACCCACAGCCACAACCCTGGTGTCCATACCCGCCCTGCCGAGCGGTGTCCAGTCAATGGACAACGGCTGAAAATCTACAACCCTTGTTTCACCCCTTACATGCTCCAATTTTGGGATCCCGTAAATGCTTACCGTTCTTACAGCTCTGGACTTAATCCAACGTTTTAAGTTCTTTGCTGCTGGATCCACCACTCCCCGGATATATGCCTTGTCTCCAACCATCTTGCCGCCCACCCAATGGGTTACAGGCTGCGGGAATTGATGGCCCACATCCTCCGGCTTCTGGTGGCCCAAGAAGCCCGGCAGTCCTTGTTCCATGACCACATCAACTATGCGTTTCAATGCCTGTGGCGTATACAGCCAGCCTCTTTTGCTCCTGCCCGCCGGGATCTCGACCACTACCTCGAGCGGTTCGCTGTCTCCCTCTTTCAGCGCTTGGACATCTATTGCGGCGCTGGCCGGAACCTCCTCCACGCTCATCTCACCTGCGACGGTTGCCTCAAGCCTTACCATTTCACCTTCAAGCGGCTTTTCACCGGCCAAAGTCCGTATGCTCTCCGGTGCCAGTAAATCGAGCTCCCTGTAGTGCCGCAGCAGATGTGTGGCTGCGCTTCTCTTTTGTTCCGGCGTCAGATCGGGCTCTGCTCTTGCTCCTACTAAAGCCTGCGCCGCCGCAAACAGGCCATTTCTGTTCAAGACAAGCGTGTCGTCTATAATTTCATGGTGCGGTCCCCAGCAGTCTGCTTGTGTCAAATCTGCGTTTACAGCCGCTTTCACTACTGCGTACATTTCCCTGACCGCTTCTTTAGCCCCTGCTTCGTTGTTTTGCAGTGCTTCCTTGAGCCTTCTCCAGATAGCCGATTTATCAACTTCACCCCATGCTTTTTCGCTGACCCTGTTCTTTGCCGATGCTATCTTTAATGCCATTCACTTTTCACCTCCTTTGAACCAATTTTGCAATAAAAAAACCGCTGGCTTTAAATACCAACGGTTTTTTGTCAGCCATTATGTGATTGTCATTACGAGCTGGATAACGGGTGGAGAATTTCTGCCTTCCGTTACTACCAGCTCCTGGATCTCGATGTTATATGGCAGCTCTGAAATTGCTTTTCTGATATCGGCGACATAGTTTGCTTCTGCTAACGTGATATATTTTTTCTCCTGCTCCTGCGGTTCAGGTTCTGGCTCCGGCAGCTTCATCCCCTTTGGCAATGTATCACCTGGTATCTTGCGCATCTTCATCCCTCTTCTCTTTACCCTTCTTCTCCTGCTTTTGCATTTCCTCTGCCACATAATACTTATACGGCGGATCGTTTATGTGCGGCTCAAAAATAAACCCTTTTTTAAGCGCCTCAACAGTCTCTTTCGTTGTAGGCATCCATCTTTTCATCACAATCCACCTCCCAAAATTCGTCTATATACAAACCCCAATTTCTCTGCTATATTCTCCCATATCTCATTTGAATGCTCTTTCCAAAGCTTTCCCTCGGGCTCTCCCTGTAAATATCTTTCCACATATTTAGGCCGCAGATTAAACTCTTCCAACTGGAAAGCCATGGTTATGGGCGCCTTTGTCTGCTGAAAGGTTTCTCCTTTCTGAACTTTATCCGTCCGCAACAAAACATACTTTGTGCCATCGGCACCCACCACAACCATCATCTTGATTTGGTCATAGTGAGCGGATATAGCAGCGTCCGAATCCGAAAACGATGAGCTCCCCGGGTGAGTGTGCATGTGGATATATGTTCTGCCTTCTACCATCGCATCCAAGTGCGGACCTATTTTTGCTGAATCTTTATCGCCTTTCAAAATCTTGCCCACAAGCTCGCCGCCAGCCCAGTCAATCATTGCAGCATATTCAATGCCTTCTTTTACAGTTCTTCTCCGTATAATTTCAAGCGTATTCTCAACCTTTTCTGCAGTATGCCTTGGGACATTAAACTCCGTCGTGAGTAAGCTGACAAAAGGCGACGGTGGTTTTGTTAAATCGCTTAAATTCATCAAGGTTGGCCTGCTTATAAGCCCTTTAACATTATTATACCACTCTTCTATGTCTGGATGAAGCTCTGGCGCAAGGACCCATTCTTTAAGCCTGTTTACAAACACATCTGGTTCCTCTACCGCAGGTATGATATAGCACCTGCACCATGGGTGAGGTTTTATCGGTACCTGGTCCTTTGGCCAAAACCCATCTCCGTTATGCGATGCATAATCATCACATATATCCGTTATCGGATGCCAGTTTGACAGTCGCCAGTAATAGCCTTGTACCCCTGGTACTGCACTCCACGCCATACGTGTACCCTCATGAAAGGCATTNTGCATTTCGGTAACGGCCAACCGCATAGCCTCCATGCTGACGTCTTTAGGAACGCCCAACCGCTTTCTCGTCTCCTCTTTCAGCGCAGTCCATACTCCAGGCTGAAGATATTTTTGCACTTGTCTCGCCATCTTCCTTGCATCCAGCCCTCTTACCACACTGTCTTCAACAATAACNTTNAGTGCATTCCTGGCTCTCTGGCTTGTTCTCCATATCCTGTCGGACAGCTTCAACCCATCTCGTCCCGTGCGTGCTAAAAGTGCCATCACAGCCCTTTCATTTATCGTGGCAAATGCCTGTTTGATTACCGGTGCCGCCCATATCTCTTTGGCCAAATCAATAAACGTCTGCTGTGCAGCTTCGGTGGATGCCTCAATGGCGATGTATATCCCTTTGTTTATAGCTTTGAGCAGATCATCGTTAATTTGCCTCGCTGCTTCGTTCAAGATTTTGTGCAGATACTCAAGATGCGAATACCGCAATGTGCCCTGTATAGCTCCGGCTATTTCGTCCGCTATTTGCTTGGCAACCCTTCTGTAAATCTTTTTTATTTCCCTAGCCGTGGCAATTTCGCCTTCATCAAGCCTTTTTCTGGCCCGCTTCATGTATTCGGCGAATTCTTTATTCTTGGCCGCATTCATCCAGTCCTCAGCACGGATGTATTTGCCCATACTTATTCACCTTCTTCGCTGTCAAACAGTGCATCCAGCCCCACTCCGTCTTTTACCCTGGTAAGGAAGGCTATAGACTTTGCCACTCTTCTTTGCTCATCTTCCTGTGCATCCCTATCCAACCACGGCAGCATTGAAGGCACAAACTCCCTCAAAAATTCGGCGGCCGATTCTAGCGAAATAAGACCCGATTCTACGGCCGTTACCAGCCCATCCACCAGTGTTTTTATCGTCTGTGCTATACCCTGTTCGTCCCTCGGCGTAATCTCGTCCCAGTCAACGGTTACGGCATAAGTGTCCAGTTTTCTCCTGTTTACCTTTGCCCACATTGCCAGGTACATCGACGCAAGCTCGATATACGGCTCTTCAAACATTGCTCTCTTCCTGCGGATCTTCCGGACCAGCGGCACCATCTGTTCCGATACAGATGCCTTGGAGGATTGAACGGCCGTGCCAAAAGCAAATTCTGGCGTCTCACTGGCATCAACGATATTGAAAAAGAGGAATTCGAGCAGTGTCGTGATGCCTTCAAGCCCCTGATCTGCGGTTATAAACTCTATGTCATCCCCCTGCTGCATAAAAAAGATTTCCTTGTTGTCGAATTTGATTTTTCCTCTCTCGATTTCCTCCCTTGAGAAGTTATCCTCAATAAACTTCTGTACATCCTGGAGCTTCATTTTTACCTTAGGCCTGGAGAATAACTTAGCACCCTGAACAGAAAACAGCATTACATCATGGTACGCCTTCATAAACGGCTCAATCGGCTCTAAATCGGAGGACCCAAACAATTGGTAATCCTCTGCCTCGTTTTTGAAGTGGACAATCGGTATAAAGCCCCACGGGTTTTCGTATGTCCCTTGCAGTTTCTCTTTTATGTCAAATGGAGCGCTTCCCTCAATTGTTATCTCCCGGGCTGTTGGTGTAATTACCTCTACAACCGAGTAACTGTGCCTTAAGCTCCCATCCCTGTCCCGGTCCTCCATCGGCGTTTTGATTATAACTTCCATGTATCCCCCGTTTAGCGGGTCCGGAATCGGCGTGACCCACTCAGGTGGAACAAGCTGCAAGTCGAACACTTCCTGCATATCAAACCGGCCCTTTGTGCGCACTATCCTGGCAAACACATCCCCGTCCCGCAACGTGTTCCTGTTTATGCGGATCATCTTGCTGCTCCACTTATCAAATGCAGTTTCAAGCTCCAGGTTTGCTTCTGGATCCCCGTGGCTGAAATGCGGTACACCCATGAATCCGGCCGTTGTGTTTATGACCGGCCTGGCAAATGAAGCACCCAGCTTGTATCTGTCGTCCGTGTTATAATAAAGAGCTCGTGCAAGCCTGTAATCCACCCTACTTGAATCCAGCCTGTACTGTGTGGTCAAAGGGCCTGTCACCAGCATGTTAGATATCGTCCTCAAAACCGATATCTCACCTATTAGCCTTTGGAAAAAGCCCTGTTTTTTAGCCATAAAAACTTGCCCTCCTAAGTATTTGCTTAATCTCCTCGTCCACTGGAACGTATTTGCCCAGCTCGATAAGGGCCTGCGTCATTGCGTCCACCTGGTCGTCATTTGCTCCTGTCGGAAAAGCACAGCATTCCTCGATGAAGTCGTGGATCCATGGTGCAATAGTCGGATCCGGTAAAAACACATTCCCCGCCTCTACCTGCGGAGCCACTGCGTGGGCTCTGCCCTCCTTGGACCCTTCCGGATTNACCGCCACAAGTCCGCTTATTTCCTTCTTGAGCGTGGCTATAACTGCCGGGCCATTCGCCTTTTCCTCAACGAGCTTTTTATGTGACTGTGGCCATTTGGCAGTTAGTGCTCTGACCGCCTGTATCGTTGTCGGAAAATCCATTCTGTCTCTGATCTGGTCGAGCAAATATTTGTTTGCACCTATCCTCCCCCAAACCTGCCCGACCACGAAGCTGCCGCTTGCCGTCTCCTTGAAACTCATGTCCCAACTCTGGATAATCTCGTCAAATCTATCCGGCATAACCTTGTAGAATTGCCACCATGCCCTCTTGAATATTGCGCCCTCCTCTGGAGAAGGTCTCTGCTGATAAAGGGCATTCCACCAATAACTGCCTATCGTCTTCTTAATCCGCTCCAATGTCTCTATNTNNAATCTCTCCGGCCACAGTGGTTCTCCGGCCTTTCTCCCCAGCACATCATCCTCCTCTGCTATGGCCGGAAACTTGATTGCCGTCCATTGTTCACCTTCGCTCGAACTTAACACTCTACCTACAAGATCATCATGATGCCAGCGTGTTTGGATAATTATCAGAGCTCCATCCGGTTCCAACCTGGTGTAAAGCGTTGACTGGAACCAGTCCCATACTTTATCCCTTATCCTCTTGGAATTGGCCTCCTCTGCGTTTTTGAACGGGTCATCAACAATTATGAGATCCCCGCCCTTACCGGTAATAGGACCTCCTGCACCTGCGGTAAACATGCCACCTCCGTATCCTTCAATTTCCCACCTGTATGCCGCACTGCTGTCATCCCGAATCCTGATTCCGAACATTTCCTGGCCGTGTTCCTCTATGATGTCCCTTACCTTCCGGCCCCAGCTCGCCGCAAAATCCGCCTCATAGCTTGTTAAAATTACCCTTTTATAAGGGTAT